TTAATAGAATCCAGGAAAACATTATTGAAGGTAATTTTGAATATAAAACACCAAGTGGTAAATTACGTCAAGCTAGAATTATTAAAAACTTCAAGCAAGATATGGATGTAAATAAAAAAATGTTTAGTAAAGCAATTGAGTATGCGGCCTAGTAAAAATGTATGGGTTAATGGAACGTTTGATGTGCTCCACATGGGGCACATTAAACTACTCGAAAGAGCTTCTTTTGAAGCAGCCGGTGGATTAGTAGCAGTAGGAATTGATACAGATAGAAGAGTTAAAGAATTGAAGGGAGATAGTAGGCCAGTGAATGATGAATGGAGTCGGTCGGGCTTTCTTGGTGCGATAAAATACGTAGATTGTGTTTATCATTTTGACACGGATGAAGATTTAAGGAATTGTATTAAAAACTTCAAACCCGACTTAATGGTAATAGGAGAAGATTATAAAGATAAACCAATAATTGGTAGTGAGTATATTGATGAGATTATATATGTAGAGAGATATAAAGGATTAAGCTCCTCGGATATTATAAACAGAACCTACAAAACGCCATATTTATAATAAAATTCCAGCATGGCAGCATATACTCAAGAACAACTCAATTCCGGATCTCTAGGTGAGGTATTAAACGCGGGAACGACATATACATTTACATTCGCGACCCCCAGTTTTGCATCACAAAGCGTATACGGTGGTAACGCTTATTTTTCTATGGATTCCGCTTTAGACACAAATTACGCTCTTTCACAATCCGCAATTGCGGCTGGTATTGAACAATCTAACCTAGCTGGAACAATTGGAGGGTTTACCGGAGACGTATCTCAATCATTATTTGTTTCCCAATCTTATTACTCCGGATCTGTTAATGAACCATCAATATGGAACTATTCATTTCCAATAAGACAAGACACTGACTCAAATGCTGGTGGTACTTTTACTCTTAATCCTACTACAACCGTACCTGCTGAATCATATTACCTAAAATCAACTGGTCATATGTCATTAAATATAACATCGTAATATATACGTATTTAAATATTAATATATGTAGAAGGGAGACCTTTCGAGAGAGGCTTGGCTTCCTGAATTATCTTTCGTATATTACACACATAAACAAAAATTAAGGTTACATGCAAAAAATCACTATTGAAGAATCTAAACAATTTTTTCCTGCTAAAAGCTCTCGAGATGCTTCTTATTTTACTTTTTCCCCTTCTTCTAGAGGTGAAGGTTGGGAAGATGTAAATTATTTTACAAATCGTAGAAAACTTTCTTATACAAATAGGAATGATGATCATAACTCATGGGTATATATTTTATCAAATCCCGCTCAACCCGGAATACTAAAAATAGGTTATACTAATAGTGCTCCCGAAGAAAGAGCAAGACAATTATCAAATGCAACAGGTGTTGCTTTACCTTATGAAGTTGAATTTGCTTATAGTTGTTGGAATGGAAATGATTTAGAAAAAGACGTTCATGAAAGATTAGATGAATATCGTTTAAGCAGCCAACGTGAGTTTTTTCAAGTTGACTTAGAAGAAGCTAAGGAAATTATTGAAGAAATAGGTGAAGCTTATGTGTAAATATTTGGATACCCAGGAGATCTTTCGTATATTTACGGTATATTAATAATAAAAAAAATAAAGGTTATGACTAAACAAGAAGTTAAAAATTTTAGAGGAGATTTTCAAAACGCAGTTGCACAATTAGAAAAGCAATATGGTGTTAATATTAATTTAGGTACTATTTCTTTTAATAGTGAAGAATTAAGAGCTAAAATGACAGCTAGAAAAGGTGAAAAAATTGAAATATTAAGTAAAGATGATTTTAATGTTGGTGATATGGTAAGTATAAATCATAAATCAATAGATTCTAATACAAAATTTAAAATTATAAAAATTAATAAGAAAAATATTAAGGTTCAAGGTTATGGAACTACCACCAGAGATATTTATACAGTTTCACCAAGTTTATTAGTAAAATCTAGATAATTATATGACAAAATTAAATCAATTTATAGAGGATATGCGTGCTACAAGTAGTAGTACGCAAAAAGTTCAAATAATAAAGAACGCAAATTCACATATTCATAAAGTATTAGAATATACTTATAATCCATTTAAACAATACTATGTTACAAGTAAAACTTGTAAGAAAAACAGTCATTTAGTTAATGAAAGATTTAGTAATGGGTATAAAGATGTTTTTCATTTATTAGATGACTTAACTAATAGAGTAGTTACAGGACATGATGCTATAGCATTAGTAAATGGTTGCGCTAATAAATTTAAAGATAATGAATTAATATATAAAATTATTGATAAAAATCTAGATATTAGAGCTGGTGATAAAGTTATTAATAAAGCAGTACCAAATTTAATTCCTACTTTCTCCGTTGCATTAGCTCAAGAATATAAAGGTAAATGTGATTGGGATGATAGATGGTATGCTTCAAGAAAACTTGATGGGGTTAGATGTTTAGCCGTGGTTGATGAGAATAGAGTTTGTACATTATATTCTAGAATGGGTAAAGAATTAACTACATTAAATAGAGTAAAAGAATCTATTGAAAATACAGGTATTATTAATCATGTATTTGATGGTGAGATTTGTTTATTGGATGAAAATGGTAATGAAGATTTTCAAGGTGTAATGAAAGAACTTAGACGTAAAGATCATCAAATTGAAAATCCTAGATTTATGATATTTGATATGATGCATAAATCAGAATTTGATGCAGGAAAAGGTAATACACCATTAACTGAAAGATTACGTATGTTAAGAGCTTGGCAAGGTGGTAGATTTACGTGTGGTCAAACCTTACAATATGTAGACCAAGTTCAAATAAATGATGATGATCATTTTGAAACATGGAATAAAAAATCACTTGAAAAAGGTTGGGAAGGATTTATGTTACGTAAAAATGTAGGTTATGAAGGTAAACGTAGTAAAAACCTAGTTAAAGTTAAAAAATTCCATGATGCTGAGTATGAAGTAATTGATTATGATACAGATACAGCTGAGGTTGTTAGAAATGGTAGATCAGAAACTATTGAAATGTTATCTCAAGTATGGATTGAACATAAAGGTCATAAAGTAAAAGTTGGTAGTGGTTGGACTCATGATCAACGTTTACAATATATGGATGGTTCAATTGTAGGTAAGGTAATTACAGTACAATATTTTGAGGAAACTAAAAATGATAAAGGTGGCATATCATTAAGATTTCCAACAGTAAAAATAGTACATGGAGATAAAAGAGAAGTATAATTATAATAAAATTAAAATGGGAAAAAAAGAATATAAGGAAAATAATGATACGTTAGTTACTTTTGGTGAAGAAGCTTATACAATGCGTAAAGATGATCCACGTACAAAAGAAGCTATTAAAAAATCAAAAGAATTAAAAGAAGAAAAAATGAAAGAATGGATTAAATCCGGTGAAGTATCTATGTTTGTAGGTCTTGATATGAAAAATGCTAGGGGTGAAGATGAAGATTTTGAAGATTATAAAGCACGTCAAAAAATGAATAAAAATCTTGAGAAAATTTATAAAAAATTAGGACCAGAAGAATGTAAAAAACAGTTCCCAATGGGGTTTAAATATGCAATTATTCAGGATATTGAAAACACGAATAAAAATAATGAAGAAAAAGTGAATACTCCATTAAATCTTAAAAAGGGACAAGAATTAACAGCTGTTGTAACGGATATGGATGGTAATGTATTAGATATACCAGTAGAAATTAATAACGATAAAAATTAAACTATGGCAAACGAAAAATCACAACCTATTACTATGGAAGAAATGAATCAATTACATGATGAGTGGTGGGCAAGTTTAACAAATGAAGATAAAGAAAAACTATATAATGAAATGGTTGAGTCTGAAGCTCAATATTATAGTGATAAAGCAGATAAATAAATAAATGGGGAATTAGCTCAGCTGGCTAGAGCGCCTGCCTTGCACGCAGGAGGTCATCGGTTCGACTCCGATATTCTCCACAATTATAACTAAATATATAAGAAATGAAGTTGAAGAATATGTATAATAAGATGATTGATATGACTAATATATTTGGATTATTTATACCAGGTGAAGAACTTGATGGTACCCAAACTGTTACTAACCTAGATGAATTAAAGAAAAAACCTATATTTCATGTAGGTATGTATAAAAAATTGATCCTAAATCATTTAAATTTTAACACTAAAGTTTTAAATTTTTTTAAACAATCTAACCAAGAATTTGATGTTAATGATATTAAAGAAGCAGGAGAATATGTTGTATATAACAGAGCTTGGAATTATATATCTAACGTAGATATTAAAAATGAAGGTTATATAAACGCAATTAAACATTATTCTGACGAGCAATTTTATGCGACTCTTGATATGGGAATTGAGTTCTTTCAAAAAGATGAATTATATGAAAGATGTGCGTTTTTACTCAAAATAAAGAAAAAATCATTAAAACTTAAAAAATAATTTGGATCCCCAAAGATCTTTTATTAAATTCGATATACAGGGATTTAAAGAAATGAGAGAATAAGGGATATGGAGATAAAGGGGTACAGAAGGTACAAAACATTAATTAAATAAATATAATATGGCATTACGCAACCCAGAGACAATTGTTCGTCTTACAAACAGAATACAGGGCAACTTAACTAATCTAAAATTAATAGTAAAAACTCAGCAACCAGTTGAAGAATTTATTAAAAAGGTAGAAGATACAGAAGATATCCTTAGAGATTTAGAATCTACATTAGAAAGGGAACATGCAGGATTAAGAAACGGATAAAATAAAATAATAGTTATGAGTATACCAGCAGAACAAATATCATCGAATTGGCAAACATTCCAATCTTATATTAAAAAATATATTAAGGGAGATAGAAAAGACCAATTATTAGAATTTTACAATCAACACCAGGAAGAATTAGTATTGATGCCTGCTTCACATAAAAAAGCATATCATAATGCGTTTCCAGGAGGGTATATTGATCATGTTAATCGTGTTATAGAATGTGCTTTACAATTACATAATGTATGGGGCAAAATGGGAGCAGATACTACTACATATACTGTAGAAGAATTAGTATTTGCCGCTATTAATCATGATTTAGGTAAAATGGGTGATGGAGAAGAATATGCTCATATACCTTCTAAAGATGAATGGAGGAAAAAGAATATGGGTGAAATGTATCAATTCAATAAAAAGATTGCATATATGTCAGTTCCAGATAGGTCAATTTTCTTATTAACTCAAGCAGGTATTAAATTATCTTATAATGAACATTTAGCAATTAAATTACATGACGGATTATATGACCCAGCTAATGAATCATATTTTAAAAGTTTTATGGTTGAAACAAAACCAAGAACTTCATTAATTTATATTATACACCATGCTGATATGATGGCTTCAAGAATTGAATTTGAAAAAGAATGGTTACCAACATTTAAAAATAATGTGGATGAACCAAAAAAGAATTATACATTGAAGTCAAATAAAAAAACAAGCACTAAATCTAAAGCTTTAAATACTATAAAAAGCGAAGGACTTAAAAATTTATTTGATAAATTATGATAACAGCAATAGTAATACTGTCAGTAATAGTCGTGGTTTTAGGATTTACGACTATTAATTTATTACGTAAAAATGAAAAACAAGAAGATATTCTATTAGGGTATCTTAAATATTTAGATAATATATCTAGAGTAATCGAGGTTTCGGATGAAAAAATTAAAAAAACAGATATTAAGGGTTCATTTGAAGGCGACGACGAAGTAGGTCATTTCTTTAAAACAATTAAACAAATACAAGCAATTCTTAATGATTTTAATATTAAAAAAATCTAAGAATAAATGGATCATATAATTGAGAAGAATAAAAGAGAAAGAAAAGGACGAGTATATTTTTCAAAAGAAACAGAAGCAAATATAGTTAAATATAATAGTTTAGACCCTATTAAAGATGCTAATGAAAGAAGTGATATATATCAAGATCATATACATTATCCTTTTTATAAGCTAACCCAAAATATAATCCATACATTTAAGTTTTATTATACTGAAGTTGAAAATTTAGAACATTTACAACACGAATTAATGGTTTTTTTATTATCAAAAATTCATTTATTCAACCCAGAAAATGGTGCCAAAGCTTATTCTTATTTTGGTACTATAGTTAAACGATGGTTGATAGTATATAATACTAAAAATTATGGTAAAAAAATAAAAAATATCCAAATAACAGATTTAGCTAATTATTCTAATTTAGATTCAAACGAACCAGGTTTTATATCATCTCAAAAAATGGATGAAAGTGTAGATAAAGTAATAGAAGGTGAATTTGAAGGTGACGAATTGTCTAATAAGGGATATAAATATGAAGATAAATTATCTATTTTTATAGATCAGTATGTTGAAGAATGTACTGAGAGAATTTTTGAAATATTTCCTAAAGGTAATGATGCTAAAATAGCAGACGCTATATTAGAATTATTTAGAAAAAGAGATGCTATTGATGTTTTTAATAAAAAAGCACTTTATATCTACATTAGAGAAATGATTGATGTTAAAACCCCAAAAATTACTAAAATTGCCAATGTTTTATATGGTATTTTTAAGAAAAAATATTTATTTTATTTAGATCAAGGATATTATCCTTCCTCAAAGATTTAATTTTTTTATATTTATAACCAAAAATTATGAGCCAATTAGATTCAATTGTATTTGGGGATAAAAAATTTTCTGACCTTTTAGAAGAAATTTATAATAACCAAAAGAAAAAATCAGAACAAGTAACAGCTTTAATTTCGGAATTAAAACCTTTAGTACAAGAAATAGGAGATGCTACTCTTATAGTACCATTAATCAAAGAATATATGGAAATCGGTGTAAAAAATGATGATGCTTTAATTAAGATGGCTACTATTATTCAAAGAGTAGTTAATAATTCTAGTGAAGATGGAGGTTTAGGAATAACTGAGGATGAAAAAGATGCATTACTTGCAGAAATGGAAAAAATACAAAGTAAAAAAGAAGATTAATGCCTAAATTACCTTTTTTTAGTTCAAAAACTCAAGGTACCTCAAATAATGCAGGTGGTGGCG